GGGAGCGGCGTCAGCGCCCGGCCTGTAAGCTTCCGAACGCCCGCGAGAATCCCTGCTCGGAGCTGTGATCTGCTGGCAGCGGAGGGCAGTAGCAGAGCGCGGGAAGCGGCGGGTCTACCGATCCGGGAGGCAGGACGCTGCCAGACCGGGAACGTCCCCGGCCGCGGGGCGGGCGGGGCGGCACGGTTACCCCGCCCGCCAGCCGTCCGTAGCGAGAGAGCCAATTTCAACCGAGCGAGCCATAATCTCAGAGCAGCACCGAACACGGTTGAGCGAGCCGTATCACGAGAGAGAACCCCGCGCGCCCGAGTGAGTCGCACTGCTAGAGAGCACCGTTTTAGCTGAACGAGCCCGACCAGCGTAAAAGGACCGTCATGATCGAGCGCGGCAAGCCGCCCGCTGGCTTCTGCCGGATGCACACCCGGGACGGGACCTACTGCTGGCAGCCGGCCGCCGTTCACAAGCGGCTCGGCTGCCAGCACGAGCACCTGATCGAGGCGGAGCTCTGCCCGCGGTGCCTTGGCTTCGTCGCTGATGGCCTGATGCAGTGCGGCGAGTGCGCGACGGCGAACCCCGAGCTCGTCTGGCCGTGGATGCACGCCTTCCGGCCGTACATGATCGACGGCGAGCCTCACCGCAACGTCGCTCACGAGGGCTGTGTCTTCTCCGTGATCCCGGAACCAGCGGAACTGCCGGAACCCGTTGACAATGTGCAGAGTTATGCATAGTGTCGATCCTGCGATGCACCGGGTGCGTCTGGGGCGAATCCCCGCACTGCAGGGCGGGGGAATAGCCGGCCACCTGGGGATCCTGCGTCGTGCTGCTGTCCCCGTGTCGGGATCCACGCCCGTTCACCCGCGCGGGGCGGGGACGGCAGCTCCCCGGGCACCGTGAGCAGGGAGAGAACCGATGCTTGCCGTATTTTTGCTGGACGCTAGCCGTGGCTGATCGCCGCATAACGCCGGTCGCAGAATGCCCGGCCTGCAAAAAGCAGGATGGCCCGGTTTTCCGCGCGACTGTCATAATGGCGCCCTGCCCGCATTGCGGGCTGACCGGGCGCGCGAGGCAGGACATCTTCTCGATCGAGGCCAGCATGAATGGCCCGGCGCTGACCGCTCAGGCGATTGCCCAGCGGATCCAGCTCGACGTCGCCGAGCGGAATCTCCGGGCCTGCCAGCTCGCCCTGGTCATGATCCGCGATCACATCGCAGAGATGGGCGAGGTAGTCCAGGCTCCTGAAGGGTAGATTGCTGCCCTGAAGGGAGGCTCACCGTGAGCGAAGCAAGCCGTAACTGGCCCGACTACGGCCGGGTGATCGAGGACAATCTGCAGGCTCAGGAGGACGAGCGGCAGGCGGGGAACGAGCCCGGGGACAGTGATGAGGTCCGCGTCGAGCGGGCCCGCCAGGCGCACGAGGCGATGGCCGCGGAGCCGGTATCCGTGGCCGACCAGAAGGCCGCGGGCGTGCCCGATGAAGAGACGGTGACGATCGCCGACCAGAAGGCCGGCACCCCGGCGCCGGACGTCGCCGGCCCGGCCGAGTAGGGGGAGCCGCGGTGAGCCATCCGTTCCAGCCTGAGAAGGCGATCCGGGAGGCCCGGGAACGGGAACGGCAGCACCATTCTCCCGATTCGGGCCTCTTGCTTGACATCCTGGGTGAGACGGGATCCGCACTCGTGCGGGTCCTGGACTCACTCGACCTGCTACATGCGAAGGTGGACAAATTGTCTCAGGACCAGCAGCATCTTGCTGACGCCGTGACCGCGCTCTCGACTGCCCTGGACGGCCTCGCGGCTGAGATGGCGGCCGAGGTCCAGGCGCTCAAGGACGCGCAGGCGGCCAACCCGGCTGCCCCGCTCGACTTCGGCACGCTGGACACCCTGGTTACCCGGGCGCAGCAGATGGTGACCGACAGCGCGCCGGCCGCCGCGCCCGTGACCGGCACCGGGACGGACGTCCCGGCTCCCTGATCGCCGGGCCTGCCCGGGGTGGTTAAATCCCGCCCGCTGCCCCGTCGCCTAACTGCGGCGGGGCAGTGCTGCTTTATGCTGTCCTCAAAGCCGGAACCCGCAACGGAGGCGGCAATGGGGAACACGGGTCCTATCCCGAAAAGGCAGGATCAGCGGCGCCAGCACATCAAGGAAGAGGACAAGGCCGAGAAGCTGCCGTCCGGCGTTCCTGATGGCGTCAAGCTCGGGCCCGAGCCGCCCGAGTGGATGGACGGCTATGCGCTCGATTTCTACGAGGCTTTCCGGACGTCCGGGCAGGCCATGTTTTACGAGGATTCGGACTGGGCCGTTCTTGCCCTGATCTGCAGGAACGTGATGGCCGAGATCCGCAAGCCGTCCGCGGTCATGCTGGCTTCGATCCTGCATGGCTGCACTCTCCTGGCGGCCACCGAAGGCGACCGGCGCCGGATCCGGATCGAGCTCGGCCACGGCCCTGGCGCGGAAGATCCCGACACTGAGGCCGGCCAGAACGAGGCCTCGAACTGGGCTGGCCAGCTGGCCGCCGTCCCTGACCAGTGACCGTCATGGCGCAGCGGCCCCGGCTGCTCGCGCCAGCAGAGCGCACGGTCACCCTGCCGGGCGGCCTGCCTGAACTGACCCTCGGCTGGGGCGCAATCGCCTGGATCTACGAGTTCCTGCGGCATGCCAACGGCCCGCGGGCCGGCCAGCATTTCAAGCTGGTCGAGAGTCAGGTCCGCTTTCTGCTCTGGTGGTATGCGGTCCACCCGGACGGCCGGTGGGTCTACGGGCACGGTGTGCGCCGCTGGGCGAAGGGGGCGGGCAAGTCCCCGTTTGCCGCCGCGCACGCCCTGCTGGAGATGCTGGGCCCCGTCCGGCCCGTTTTCCTGCCCGCCCCCGCCGGCGGGGGAGGCAGCGCCTCGCTGGATCTGGAGCCCGCGTTCCCGGGCGGCGTCAAGGGCCGGCCGCAGCCGATGCCGCTGATCCAGATCGCGGCGACGTCGGAGTCCCAGACGGCCAACACGATGCGCCAGATCCGGGCGATGACTGCGAAAAAGGCCAAGGTCGTCCGGGACTACAATCTTGACACCGGCAAGACCGTGATCTATGCGCCGGGCGGCGGCCAGCTCGAAGTCATCACGTCCTCGGCGAGTGCCGCGGAAGGTGCCGAGGTCACGTTCGCGGTCCAGGATGAGACGGAGCACTGGAAGCCTTCTACCGGAGGCGACGATCTTGCCGAGGTACTCAGCCGCAACCTCGGCAAGAGCGGCAGCCGGGCTGTCGAGACGGCAAATGCGTTCGAGCCGGGCGCCGGGTCGGTGGCCGAGCAGACCTTCGACGCATGGGTCATGCAGGAAGAGGGCCGGACGCTCACCGAGGAGCTGATCCTTTACGACGCCCGTATTGCGCCGCCCGAGTGTGACATTTACCAGCCGGAAACAATCGATGCCGGGCTGGCGCTGGTTTACGGAGACTGCTTCTGGGTCAACCAGCGTGGTATCAAGGCCAAAATCCTCTCGCCACGGTCCGACCCGGACGAATCTGAGCGTTTTTACCTCAACCGGCCGAAGAATGACGCCGCCAACTGGGTTACCCAGCAGGAATGGGCTCTTCTCACTGATATTGATGAGACTATTGTCGCTGACGGCGACGATATCGCGCTTTTCTTCGATGGTTCGAGGACCCAGGACGGCACGGCACTGATCGGCTGCCATATCGAGACCGGCTACATCTTCACGATCGGCGTCTGGGAGCCGGTACAGGCGACCGCGCACGACAAAGCGCGCCCTATCTCTGTCGCCGAGGTTGACGCCGCGGTGGCGATGGCCTTCACGAAGTGGAATCCTGTCGTCTTCTGGGCAGATGTCCGGGAATGGGAATCTTACGTCAAGACCGAATGGCCGAAACTGTATAAAGACCGGCTCAGCGAGAACAACTGGGCAGTGCCGGGCGGGGAGGACCCGCAGCCGATCGCATGGGACATGCGGACCCACGTCCGGCAGTTCACGATGGCCTGCGAGATGGTCGAGGAGGAGATCCGCGAGCAGAAGTTCCGCCATGACGGCGACAGCCGGACCGGCCGCCATGTTGTCAACGCGCGCCGCGCGCCGAACCGCTGGGGCGTGTCGATCTCGAAGGAAACCCGGGCGAGCAGGAAGAAGATCGACGCGGCAGTCTGCGTGATCGGGGCACGTATGGCCCGGCGTCTTTACTTGTCGGCTACTGCCAGGGCAGAACCTTCCAAGAAGACGCCGGGCCGGGTCTGGGGTTTTTCTTAGCTATGCTGTTCCTGGCTGTTCTGTGCTGGTCTGCGCTAGGCAATGGCTTCGCAACGTTCGGCTGATCTATTCTATGCTGATCTATACTTAGCTGTTACTCGATAACTTCTCCTGGAATTACAGAAGGACGGTTGCCAAAGACAACCTTTTCTAGATCTTCTATCCTGGATTCGGCGCTGGTCATCCGGCCATAAAGATTCCGGATGACCAGTGCTACAGCGCGGTGCCGCTGCAGGTCTTCTGGGCTCATTTCGTCTTCCCTGGCGTAGTTGATCACGTCAAGGGCCTGGCTCATCTGCCGGTCGGCTTTGCGGCGATGGGTCTGGGCGATCCCGGAGTGCTCGCCAGCGTGCGCAACCCGGTAGCCGGTCCCGCGGATGGACACGAGAGCCCGGCCGTGGTCATGCAGGAGCAGCGGGCGCGCAGCAGAGATCGCCTGGCGGATCTGATCCCGTTGCCTGACTGGATGCAGCTTCAGCAGTTTGCCCAGGGTCTCGAACGTAATCACGTCGCCCGGCTTGGCAGCGGCGCCAGACTCGGCGACGATAATCCGCTGAGACTTATCGCCTTTCGGCTCAAATGGTGACATCCTGATCCTTTGCTTTGCTTTTCTGATCTGAGCTGAGCTTATCTAGACTTTGCTATTCTCAGTTAAGCCGCTCTAATCTACGCTGCACTATGCTGCGCTCAGCTATTCAGAGCTGCGCTATTCAGACTTGCTGATCTCTGCGGTGAACCGGCCGTAGCCGAGCTTCCGGGCGTTCCCGATTCCCTCACCGGATCCGGCGAGTTCGACGTATTTAGCGAACTGGTCCCAGCCGAGAACGTCATTGAAGACAATCAGGCCGAGCTCGATACGCCATTCCGGGAAGACCGGGCGCAGGGAGGGGACCATCGCCTTTTTCCCGGAGGACGGATTTCCGTTGACCATCGTCCGGAACCGGAAACGGGGATCTTCATAAAGCTTCTGAAGGTCAGACGGGCCGTTGTACTGAAGCGGCACGCTGACCGCTCCTGCGGAAGAGACACCTCGCTCGACCCGGGTCTTGTCCCGGAACGCTGCGGCGATGCTCTGCACAGACCGGAGCACGTTGACCACGGGGAAGATGATCTGGCCGGCTTCTTCATAGAGGCTGCCGTTCCACTGCAGGAACTCGGCACGCTCCCGGTCTTCGCTGGTCATCTGACGTTTGCCGGTGATCTGCTTGCGCTCGATCACGACCGGGTCTTCCGGGTCGGCAAGCCGGATGTTGTTCAGGACGAGCCCAGTTGTCCCGGTCAGGACGACATGGGCACGGTAGATTGCAGCCGTTACGGCTCTGGGCATGGGATACTCCCTCTGAAAGATCTTTGCTGTGATGAGCTGGGCTGCTCTGATCTACGCCATGCTGCGCTTAGCTCGGCAGAGCTGCGCTATGTAGCTATGATCGTATCTATACGAAGCCTCGTGTCAAGCGAAACGCACCGATACGAAGTAACCTGACCGGGAGGCGGCGCGTTGGCTATTTCCCAGGACGATGTCCCGGGCATCGTCGGGCGCGTCATCCGCATGCGCACTGAGGAACAGCGCCGCCTGCACAAAGTCGCCCGTTACATGCACGGGCAGCACGACTCGGTCTACACCCCGCACGGGGCCAAGACGGAATACCGCTGGCTGCGGGACCGTTCCGTGGTCAACTTCCTGCCGCTGATCGTCTCGGTCGTGGCCCAGAATCTTCACGTCGACGGCTACCGGCCGACCCCGCAGTCCGATGTCACTGACGACCTGACCGCGGTGTTCAGCAAGGTCACGTCGGCGATCGACGGCGGCGACATGGAAGCGGCCAAGAGCTCGATCGCGCTGGCCCAGGCCAACCACGCGAAGCAGCAGGCCACGCAGGAAGACGATCAGGGCCCGTGGCAGATCATGATGGCCAACCGGGTCAACTCCCGCCAGCACGGCCTGCACCGCTCGATCGCCAAATACGGCCTTGCCTACCAGCTGGTCCTGCCCGGCCAGTTCACGGACGAGTACGACGACCAGCCGCAGAGCATGCCGCTGGTCAGGGCGATCTCCCCGCGGCGGATGACCGCGATGTACGAGGATGACATCGATGACGAGTGGCCGATTCTCGCCGTCGAGGAGACGGTCAAGTACACCGCGGACGGCAAGGCCCAGCGGATCGTCTACCTGTACGACGACACGAACCGCTACTCCCTGATCTCCGGCCCGAACGATGATCAGTTCCGCTGGATCGATGAAGGGGACCTGGTCGTGCCCAGCGGCGTCGGCCCGGTCATGGCGCATGACCTCGGGATCTGCCCGGTCGTGCGCTTCTTCCATGAGATCGACCTCGACGGTGAGCTGGACGTCTCCGGCGAGGTCGAGCCGCTGATCCCGATCCAGGACCAGATCAACTCGACCACCTTCAACACCCTGATGGCCGGGCAGTATTCGGCCTTCCGCCAGCGCTGGGCGACCGGCATGGTGCCATCAGACGAGGACGGCAACGCGAAGACGCCATTCCGGGCGGGGGTGGACCGGCTCTGGGTCGCCGAGAGCACGGACACGAAGTTCGGCGAGTTCAGCCAGACTGGGCTGGCCGATTACATCGCCGACCGCGAGGCGGCGATCCGCCATATGTCCACCATCTCGCAGGTTCCCCCATACCATCTGCTCGGCCTCGTGGCCAACCTCTCAGCTGAGGCGCTGGCCGCCGCGCGCGATGGCCTGGACCGGAAGATCGAGGAGCTGCAGGGCGTCCTGGACGACCCCTGGAAGCAGACGATCCGGCTGGCGTGCAAGGCCAAGGGCGACATGAAGAACTGGGCCGACACGACTGGCGAAGTCGTCTGGCGCGACACCTCGGCCCGGGCGTTCGCGGCCACGACTGACGCTCTTGGCAAGATGTCCCAGATGCTCGGCGTGCCCGCTACCGAGCTCTGGTCCAAGATCCCCGGGGTGTCGGCCGAGGAAGTCTCCCGCTGGAAGGCCGCGGTCGCCAAGCCCGGCGTGCTCGAAGAGCTGGATGAGCTGCTGCAGCTGGCGCTCTCGAAGGGCAATCAGGGCGCCCAGCTTCCCGGGGCGCCGCCGACCACGGCGCCGGTCGGCCAGCAGGGCGCCCAGTACGAATTCGACCCCGGCAAGTCCGCCAAGGGCCTCTGATGACCGCGGAGCTTGTCCCAGACGCGGGCGGCACTACCCGCCAGCCGGTGCCGCCCGCCCAGATGCTCGCGGTCTATGCGGAATACCAGGCCGCGCAGAATCTACTTGGCGTCATACTGATCCGCGACGTCCTGGCCCAGTGGCACCTGAATATGACCGACCTCGCGCACGTGAAAGCAATGTGGCCGGCCATCCGCTCAGCGATCACGCTGGCCGTCAATGACCGCCGTGACGTGTTCTGGAAAATGGGCCTGCGATTCTTCGCTCAGGTGCGCGGTGCTTCCGGGATCACTTCCCCGGTTCCGGAGGTTCTGCCGGTTCCGCTTCCCCCGGCGCTGGTCCAGGCGACCCTGGATTCGACCGGGCCCTGGACGATGCTGAAGGCGGTCAGCAAGGGCGTCCAGCCCGGCCCGGCGTCCGACATCGCCGCGGTCCGGCTGTCGGGGGCCGCGAGCCGGCTGGCGATCCAGGGAGCCCGGGAAGCGGTGCTGGCAGCGGTCCAGGCGGACCCCGCGGCGCTGGCATGGGCTCGCGGCCTCGGGCCGCGCCCATGTTACTTCTGCTCGATGCTGGCCTCGCGCGGGCCGGTCTACAAGAGCGCCGCCTCGGCTGGCTTCGAGGCGCACAATCACTGCATGTGCTATGCGATCCCCTGTTTCCTGGCCGGCCAGGGCGCCCCCGGCTGGCAGCAGTTGCAAGACGACTGGCAGCGGGTCACAGCAAAACTATCCGGCCAGGATGCGCGCAAGGCCTGGCGCCATTACTGGGACAGCAGGCCCGCGGCGCTGCCCGTGGCTGCATAGGAGGCATCATGGCCACCCCGGATACGGATACGATGCGGAACCTGCAGAAGCAGGGGAAAGCGATGCCGCCTTCCAAGCCGGGCGGCAGGCCGCGGTTCAACATCGAAAACGCAGCCGATATCTCGAATGCGATCCGGGCGGTCGGCCGGGTCCGGCCCAACACTCCCGTGGCCCGTAACAAGGTCCGGAAGTACATCATCGGCCGGGCAAATGCGCTCGGGAAGTCGGGCATGATCCCGGATACATGGCAGGCTGATGGCAGCCTGAAATCCGGCGCTACCAGCTAGGAGACAGGAAAATGGTCGGCACCGCATCCAACACCCCCGCCCCGCTGCTCGCCGCCGTCTCGGCGAACACGACCGGAGGCGGCCTGAACAACGGCGCAAACCCGGGCTCGAAGGTCCAGCGCGCGGTCTTCACGGTGCAGGCAGACCCGACCGTGACCGCGGCGACCATCGTCATCAACGGCTCGACGGACGGTTCCACCTACGCCACTCCGCTCGGGACCTTCGTAATTGCCGGCTCCCAGGGTGTCTACAAGAGCGTGCTCGCGCTGTATCTGGGCGCCGGATCGAACTTCGTCGGCTTCAACGCCGTGCTCTCGGGTTACGCTGGTGCCGGGAGTGTGTCGGTGACCTGGGCCGACGAGGAGAACTTCGACGGATCCGGGCTTTTCTGAGCCCAGCGCATATACGCATCACAGGAGAGAAAATGCCGCAGGTCAACACGGTTTTCCGGGCCGCCGCGAACGGATCCGGCACAGTTCTCGACACCGGGGCGGCGGGGGCCTCGGACAAGATCAATTACCAGCTCAGCCTGCCGAAGACGGTTACGGCGTACGTCATCGTGCTGCAGAGTTCGCCGGACAACACGACCTATACGAACGTCCTGCAGTACACCAACGTCTTGCAGGCGACCGGCGAGTTCCGGATGCCGGCCGGGCACCGCTACTACAAGGCCACGGTCTCCGGGTACACCGGGGCGGGCATCATTGTCATGACGGTCCAGCTCGGGAAGTTCATCCCGGCTGTCTGAGGCCGCCTGGACCATTTAACCTGCGCCGCCCGCGGTGCCAGAGGAGAAAAGATGAGCACGAAGTTCGTGGCAGCGGCCAACGGGACCATCGCATCCGTTGACCTGGGTGCGGGAGCAAAGTGTAACCACGTCCAGGCGGCATGGGACCGGGATTCCACGGTGACCGGCGCCACCGTCACCTTGCAGGGCAGTACCGACAACACCACCTTCGTCCCGCTGATCACCTGGACGAACGGCCTGAAGGGGGCCGGGACCTGGTATAACCCGACTGGCCCGGCGTACCGTTACTTCAACGTGGTGATCGCCAGCTATGCGGGCTCGGGGAATGTCACGGCGAACATCGACACGTTTTACGGTGCCGCAGCCGGCAGCGCACACGGCAGCGTCGGCGCATACTGACGCCCGGCCTGTACTATCTTGCACAGCCAACCCGTAACGGGAGATCAGTATGACGGTAGGACCAGGCGCCCCGGGAGCGGAAGGCACCCCGGCGCCAGCAGGAGGCGCCCCGGCGCCCGGTGAAGGACGTGACCCGGCTGAAATGCTTGGCGAGGCTGTCGGCTCCGGGAATGGCGCGGAAGGCGGGAGCGCCGAAGGCAACGAGGACATTACCGACTGGAAGGCCGAAGCCGAGAAGTGGAAAGGTCTTTCCCGCAAGAATGAGCAGCGGGCGAAGGACAATTCCGCGGCGGCCAAGAAGCTTGCTGATATCGAGCAGGCCAACATGACCGAAGTCGAGAAGGCGAATGCCCGGGCGCAGGCTGCGGAAGAGACGGCTGCTGCTTCTGACCAGCGGTACTTCCGCACGATGGCCGCTGCGAAGCATGACCTGCCGGTTGAGCTGATCGAGGATCTGGGCAGCGGCACAGAGGAAGAGATCGACGCCCGCGCTGAGCGGCTGGCCAACGTCATCAGGGAACGCAGCGGCCAGGGTTCCGGCCCTGCGCCGGTCAATGGCGGCGTCGGCCCGCAGTTCCGCACCGGCCGGCCGGTCGAGGCGCTGCGGCCGGGCGGGGCGCCCGCTGGCAACGGGCAGCCGAAAAACAGTAACGACCTGTTCCGCGAGCTGATCAACCGGCCCGGGCAGTAGTATTCCCCTGTAGTGGTCCCGAAACGGGAGAAGTAAATCGTTCGAGGATCACTGGCTGCAGGCCAGTGAATATGGCTTACAGCCGAGAGGGTGGCACTAGATGCCCGTCTACAACTCGATCATCAGCCGGGCGACCGCGGGCACTTCGGACGCCCTGGTTCCCGAGCCGCTGGCCGCAGAGATCATCCAGGAGCTCCCGAAGCAGTCCGCTGCGCTGTCCCTGATGCGCAAGACCCGGCTGAGCTCGAAGACCCAGCGGATGCCCGTGCTGGACGTCCTGCCCGTCTCCTACTTCGTGGGCGGCGACACCGGCATGAAGCAGACCTCCAACGAGGCCTGGAAGAACGTGGTCCTGGTGGTTGAGGAGATCGCGACGATCATCCCCGTCCCGGAGGCCTACCTCGATGACGCGGACGTGCCGATTTGGTCCGAGGTCCAGCCGCGCATGGTTGAGTCTGTGGGCGCGCTGATCGACGCCGCGGTCCTCTGGGGCACCGCGAAGCCCGCCACCTGGGGCACCGACCTCTACACGGCGGCCGTTGCTTCCGGCAACACGATCAAGGACGGCTATCTCGACGGGACCTCGACCAACGCATCGGACGACTTCGGCCAGTCCGTCGCCGCGCTGGGCGACCTGATGGCGCAGACCGGCTACACCGTCAACGGCTTCGCCTCGCGGCCGGGCCTGAACTGGCGGCTGACCGGGCTGCGCTCCGCGCAGGGCCTCCCGATCTATGAGCCCAACCTCCAGGACGGCCGGGGCGGCGGGCTGTACGGCTACCCGCTGTCGATGGTGGAAAACGGCTCCTGGAACGCCGCGAACGCGCAGCTCATCGCGGGGGACTGGTCCAAGGCGATCATCGGCCTCCGGCAGGACATGAGCTTCAAGATGTTCACCGAGGGTGTCATCTCGAACGATGCCGGCGCGGTCATCCTGAACCTGATGCAGCAGGACTCGGTCGCCATGCGGCTGACCATGCGGATGGCGTACGCGGTGGCCAACCCGGTCACGATCATGCAGCCGAGCAAGACGATCTCCCAGCGGTTCCCGTTCGGGATCATCGCCACCTGAGCAGGGACGGGATCGGAAGCCGGGCCGGGTAACGAGGGAGGTCAGATGTCACTAGCACCGCTGGCGACGTCCGATGACATCGTTGCCCGGCTCGGCCGCGATCTCACGCCGGTAGAAGCCATCCGCGTCGAGCCGCTGCTCCGGGATGGCTCGGCCCTGATTCGGCGCCACTGCCGGCGCGACTTCTTCTGGCACCCGCAGGGCACGCTGAAGCTGCGCGGCCGTGACTCGGTCATCAAGATCACGCAGCGGCCCTGCTCGAACGTGACCTCGGTTATTGCCATCGGCGGCGGCTTCGGCCTGCCGGACGTTCCGATCGTCTGGTTCTCGTTCGACGGGATCGACAAGATCCGGATCGACCCCGGCCACGGGATTATCAACCTGCCCGAGATCTGGTGGACCTCGGATATGTACCCGCAGACCTTCAACGTGACGCTCGACTACGGTTTCATTGACGGCGTTCCGGATGATGTCGTGGCGGTCTGCTGCAATGAGGTGATCGGCGTCCTGACCGCGCCCACACTGGCGGCCGGGATGATCGGCGAGACGATCGGCCCGTACTCCTACCGGATGGAGCGGGGCGGGGGCGGCCAGCTGGTCGCGCTGTCCGCGGCCGGCATCGATGCGCTGAAAGACTTCCGGGCCGAGAATGACACCGTCATGGTGGACGTCCGATGATCACGGGCCAGACCTGGACCCTGCTGCGGAACGCCGTAACCAGCCAGGATTCGCTGGGGAACGACGTGCTGACCACGACTTCGGTCTCCGTCCCGGGATGCGTGTTCCAGCCGGGTCAGAGCTCGGAGGCTACGCAGGGCGCCGACCAGGTGACCTACGATGCCCGGCTGTTCTACCCGCAGGGCGTCACGATCTCCCCGCTCGACAAGGTCCAGGCGCCGCCCGAGCTCGGCTCGGACATTTTCGATGTGCAGGGCGATCTGAGCAACTGGAAGAGCCCGTTCACGCAGATCCAGGGCTACCAGATGGCCCGGCTGCGGCGCATCATCGGAGGCAGCGCCCACGCGGTGAGCACCGGGGGTGGCGGCTGATGGCCACGCGCTCGAAGATGTCCTTCTCGTACGAGGAGATCGGCGCGCAGATCCTCCGCTCGGACTTCATGGAAGCCCACATGGAAGAGCGGGCCCGGAAGATCGCCGACGCGGCAACCTCGCTCGCGGCCGTGAGCGACCGCCCGAACGACCCTCACCGCGGCCGGTACAAGTACGGCCTCGGCGGCATCGGCGGCTTCGCGGTGTCCACCGTGCGGAGCGGGGGAGGCTACAAGCACGACCGCTGCGAGGGCACTGTGACGAACGACGCCCCGGAGGCGGTCTACCAGGAGTTCGGGACCTCGAATCAGCCCGGGCGCCATACGCTCCGGCTCGCGGTCGAGGCGGCGGCCTACGATGCCTAGCCGGATCCCGGTGCCGCTGTTCCCGGACATTGACCAGCTGCTCGTCAGCTTCCTGGCGAATGAGACGTTCGCGAATACCACCCCCGCAACGCGGGTGGTCACCATCCTGCCGCTGCACATCGAAGACCTGCCCGGGCCGGTGATCCGCGTAACGCGGGCCGCTGGCACGAACCGGACGCTGTTCACCGACCGGCCTATCGTTGACGTGGATGTTTTTGCAACGCTGTGGGCCGCAGCGTCACTCGCCGCCCGGCAGGCCCAGAACGCTATCCTGTTCACGCTGCGCGGGACGGTCAGGCCGGAAGGCAAAGTACAGAACGCAACCACGGTCGTAGGGCCGCGGTGGCTGCCAGACATCAATCCAGCTCTCGTCAGGTTCAGTGCGACCTACGAGTTCAGCACCCGGCCCTGACCGCGGAGGAAAGAAATGACCGACACAAGGAACCAGGACAAGACCTTCGCGGCTGGTGACTGCCTTGCTTACGCCGCGCCGCTCAGCACCGCGGGCCCAGCCGGGCCGAACTCGGTCTCACCGCTCGCCTCGCCGTATGTCTGCCTCGGCTGGCTGGATACGAGCGGGTATATCTTCGCGCTGGCCAACACGTACAAGGACATCATGGCGGCCGGCACGCTGGAGCCGATCCGGACGGTCCTGACGCAAAGCGTGAAGACGCTGCAGGCGACCTACCTGGAAGCGGCAAA